CAACTGCAATTACATCATATGGAATTTCTGATGTTAAGTCTGTTTATGGTGTTGTGGGATCTGGATCTACATTTACGGCTGATGTTCTTCAATCAACTGCATTTTTTGTTGGAATTGCTACAATTTCTCCTCTTCTGTATGATTCAAATGTAAATATTTTAGAAACTAATATTACATCAACAGTTGGTGTTGGATCGACTAATATTTTTGTAAACAGCACTTCCGGAGTGTCAGTAGGTAGTTCTATTAGCATAGGTACGTCAATTACAAACGCAGTTGTGACTGGTGTTGGAAATACTTTTGTAACTATTGGTGCTGGAGCAACAATAGGAAATTTACTTAATTTATCAATCAATAATAGTGTGGGTATTGGATCTACTCAATTATTTGTTGCAAGTAGTACAGGAGTTTCTATTGGAGATTCTTTTAATCTTAATAGGGGAAATTTAATTACAACAATTACTGCTGGGCAAACTGTGGGAATTGGGTCAACTCAAATTTTTGTGACAAGTCTTTCTGGAGTTGCCATAGGAAACTCTGTTACTGTAGGAGTAGCACTCACAAATGTACCTATTGTTGGTCTAGGCACAACATCTGTTTTTATTGGAACCGGAAGCACTGCGTCAGTATCCATAACCGCAGGAACAGCAGTTACATTCTCTCTTATAAATTATGGATTATCTGTTGTTAGTTTAGGTTCAACATCTATCTTTATTGGGGCAGGAAATACAATATCTTCTGCAATTGGAATTGGAAGTACTTTGGCATTTACAAACACTTCTTCTCTGATTACAGGAACAGTAGTAACTTTCAGCAACCAACTATTCACAAGTAATGTAATATCACCAAATAAATTATTTCCAGGAACAATTGTTAAGAAAGATAATATAGTTTCTTATGGGTCAGCAAGTAATAGAGATCCTTTTTATGGGAAAGTTGTATCTGTAGGAACAACATCAATTAAAATTGGTGGAACTAAACTTCCAAATACTGCACTTGGAATTACAACAGTTGCCGGAGTGTGTGATGGAGCCCTTCCAACTACAACATTATCAGTAACAGATTTGCAAATATTGACTACAAATTTAGAAAACTCCACAGATAACACTCTTTATACAAAACTTCCAAAGAATAATATATCCTCTGTTGATCTTACAAATGCAAGTTTAACGATTAGAAAATCCTATACAGTAAATATTTTAAATAATCAACTTTCAACAGCAGCAGTTGCCGGATCTAATGAAACCTTCTTGCCTTTTGATGAAGAAAGATATTCATTGATTCGGTCTGATGGATCCACAGAAGTTTTGACTTCTGATAAGTTCTCATTCACATCTGGATCAACTCAACTTCAAATTTATAATCTTGGATCAAATGACACTGGTGCAACATTAGTCACGACACTTACAAAAATAAAACCAAAAGCAAAATCAAAACTCAAAAATAGAGTGAATAGTGTTATTGTAGATAAATCAAAATATAATTATTCGGGAATCGGTGGAACTACAATTAACGATGGATTAACTTTTGGAAACTATCCTTATGGCACAAGAGTTCAAGATGAAAATATATGTCTAAATGTCCCCGATGTGATTGAAATTCATTCAATTTATGAATCATTAGATACAACAAATCCATCAGCACCAACTGCTGTTTTATTCTCAATTACAAGCCCATCCACAACAACTTCTGAGTTGATTGTTGGTGAAAAAATCACGGGACAAACAAGTGGCGCAATTGCAATCTGTGCAGAAAAATTAACAAATACTCAAATTTCCTTTATATACAAAAATCAAAATACTTTTAAAGAAGGAGAAACATTAGTATTTGAAGAATCAAATATTCGTGCAGTTATTGTAACATTAAATATTAATAGTTTCAATATTTCTTCAAATTATACATTTTCTACTGGACAAGAAGGAACATTTTATGATTTTGGTGTAATTAATAGAAAATCAGATTCTGATGAACCAACTAAAAGATTAAAAATTTATTTTCAAAGTGGATATTATCAATCATCAGACAATGGAGATATTACAACAGTAAACTCATATGATACTTTTGATTATAGTAAAGAAATACAAAGTGTGAATGGAATTTCAAATTCAGATATTATTGATATTCGACCAAGAACTTCTTCATATACCGTATCTGAAAATTCCAGATCACCACTAGAGTTTTATGGTCGAAATTTTAATACATCTGGAAATTCTGCAGCAAATGTTCTTGCCTCGGATGAATCTATTCTTACAACATTTTCTTTCTATTTGGGGAGAATTGACCGAATTTATCTTTCAAAAGATGGAAAGTTGCAAGTTAAATATGGTACCCCTGCAGAAAGACCAGAAAAACCAGTATCTGTTGATGATGCAATAGAAATTGCTACAGTATTTTTACCAGCATATCTTTATAATGTTTCACAATCTTCCATAGAATTTTTGGATCATAAAAGATATAGAATGGTTGATATCAAACAACTTGAAAATCGTATTAAAAATTTAGAGTATTATACTTCACTTTCATTATTGGAAACAAATACTGCAGGACTTTTTGTTCCAGACTCAAATGGTTTGAATAGATTTAAATCTGGATTTTTTGTAGACAACTTTACTTCACTTCTTGCACAAGAAGATGGTGTTTCTTATAAAAATAGTATTGATTTAAAAAATAAGGAATTGAGACCTCAACATTATACAAATTCTGTAGATTTAATTGTAGGACCTGTAATTAATGTTGATCCAAATGCCGATCTTCAATTTTTACCTCCAGAAGGAGTCAATATTAGAAAATCTTCAGATATTATTACTTTAGATTATGCAGAACGTGAATGGTTTAAACAAACCTTTGCAACAAGATCTGAAAGTGTGACTCCATTTTTGGTTAGTTTTTGGCAAGGAACCGTAGAACTTACCCCCTCATCTGATAACTGGGTAGACACTACAAGAATCAAAGCAAAAATCATTAATACTGAAGGAAATTATGCAGAAACCCTTGCTACTGCAAGTAGAACTTTAAATGTAGACCCACAGACAGGATTTTCGCCAACAATATGGAATTCTTGGGAAACAAATTGGACCGGTCAGGAAGTCACTCAAAATACAAGAGAAAGAACTGAAACTACTACCAGTGGTGGAAGATGGGGTCAAAGGGGACTTCGTGGAAATGGTGATTTAACTGGAGGACAATTTATAACTGATACAACAACTACCGTTTTTAGAGATACTCTAAGAGAGGTAAGAGATACTGGAGTTCAGACAAGAACAGGAAATAGAACTATTGTTACCGAGCAATTTGATGCATCATCTGTTGGTGATAGAGTTGTAAGTCGAAATCTAATTTCGTTTATGAGGTCAAGAAATATTCAATTCATTTCTAAAAAAATAAAACCACTCACTCAGATGTATGCTTTTTTTGATGGAGTTGATGTCACAAAATATTGTGTTCCAAAACTTTTAGAAATTAATATGATATCTGGTGTCTTTCAAACCGGAGAGACTGTAACTGGATCAATTTCAAATACTGGATTGGGACCAAATAATGCAGATACAAACTCAAAAATAACTTTTAGAGTTGCTCAACCAAACCATAAAGAAGGTCCTTATAATGCAGCAGTAACAACTTTTTCGTTGAATCCTTACACAAGTCAAGTTCTTCAAGGAACATATTCATCAACATCAACCATTTTGAATGTTGATACATTTTCACTATCAAATGAACCTCAAGGACAATTTAGTGGAAGAGTTGAAAGTGGAATGGTTCTTATTGGAGGGACAAGTGGAGCACAGGCAATAATTACAAATGTGAGATTGATTTCTGATCTATCTGCAACTCTAATAGGAAGTTTTAATGTACCCAATCCAAATATTAATGTTCATCCAAAATTTGAAACGGGATCTAAAGTTTTTACCTTGATAAACAATGATTCAAATGATCAAAACGCAGCAACAACAATTGCTGAAGAAGGATTTACTTCAAGTGGAACTTTAGAAACTGTTCAAGAAAATATTATTTCTGTAAGAAATGCACGAATTGAAAACAAACAAGAATTTGAAAATAGATCTGTTTCAAGAACAACAGGAACACAAGTAATTTCAACACAAACAGTTTCTCAATCAACTTCACAAAATGTTAATATTGTTTGGTATGACCCATTAGCACAATCATTCTTAGTAGAAGACAGCACAGGAGTATTTTTAACAAGGTGTGATGTATTTTTCAGATCAAAAGATGATACTGATATTCCTGTAACTTTTCAAATCAGAACTATGCAAGGAGGATTCCCAACAAGAAAAGTTCTTCCATTTTCTGAAATTATATTAGAACCAAATCAAGTTTCTACGTCGGGTGATGGTTCTGTTGCAACTTCCTTTGTATTTAAGGCACCAGTATATCTTGAAGGGGGGCAGGAATATTGTGTCTGTATCGCATCAAATTCCACAAAATATAGTGTGTATATTTGTAGAATTGGTGAAAATGATCTTTTGACACAAACATTTATTTCAAATCAACCCACTTTAGGATCTTTATTTAAATCTCAAAATGCCTCTACTTGGGAACCAAGTCAGTGGGAAGATTTAAAGTTCACACTCTATAGAGCTGATTTTATTCAATCTGGATCTGCAGAATTCTACAGTCCAGAACTAACAGAGGGCAACAATCAAATTGCAACTTTACTTCCAGATTCACTAAATCTAAATTCTAGAAAAATTAGAGTGGGGTTGGGTACCACAGTACAAGATAGTGGATTAACTCTTGGAAATACCGTTCTCCAGCAGGGAAGTAATGCAACTGGTAATTTTGTTGGAAGTGCAGGAATATCAACAGGAGCACTGAGTGTAATTAATGCAGGTATTGGATATACTCCATCATCAGGATCTGCTACTTATAGTTCTGTAACTTTAAATACAATAACTGGAAGTGGTCAAGGAGCAACTGCAAATATAACAATATCAAATGGTTCAGTTGTATCCACTGGAGTTACAATTGCGTCTGGTGGTTCTGGATATCAAGTTGGTGATGTTCTTGGAATTACAACGATTGGAAGTCTTACGATTGGACAAAATGCAAGATTTTCTGTTGGTAATATTACAGGAATTAATGAATTAATTCTTGATAATGTTCAGGGAGATTTTTTAACTGGTGCTGGTAAAACTATTCAATACATTAATAACTCCGGTCTTACAACAACATTAAATTCTTCTGTTGGTGGTAATGTCACAATTTCCGCAATTAATGTAGTAAGTGATGGTTTGAGTATTGTAGTGAATCATAAGAATCACGGAATGTATTCAAATACAAATCTTGTGTCCATTTCTGGAGCAATTTCTGATGTAAAACCAACAAAATTAACGTCAGGATATACTTTTGATTCTACGTCAGCAATTCTTGTTGATAACTCATCTGCATTCTCAACTTTTGAAAATGTTGGTGTCGGAACAACAAATCCAGGATATCTTTTGATTGGAAATGAGATTATTTCTTATACATCAACTTCTTCTGGTTCAATTGGTGGGCAAATTGTAAGAGGTTCAAATCCAATTAACTATTCAACTGGAACACCAGTTTATAAGTATGAGTTAAATGGAGTTTCTTTGAGAAGAATTAATAAAACTCATAATTTATCAGACGTAACTACAGAAGATTCAATTACTTTTGATTCTTATATAATCAAATTGGATACATCAGCAAATACTGGAATAGCAAGAAGTACCTCATCTGGATATCCGACTCTTTATTTAAATCAAACAAAATCAGCAGGAGGATATAATATAAAGGCATCTCAAAATATGCCTTTTGAAATCATTACTCCAATGGTACAAAATGTTACTGTGACCGGTACTTCACTCAGCTCAGAAATCAGAACAATATCTGCATCCAGTATTAGTGGAAATGAAATTCCATTTATTGATACCGGATTTGATAATATTACATTAAATCAAGTAAATTATCTTGATAGTCCAAGAATGATTGCATCAAAAGTGAATGAGACTCAATACCTCTCTACACTTCCTGGTAATAAGTCAATGAATTTAAGAGTCTTCTTAAACACAATTGATAGTAGATTGAGCCCAGTTATTGACACTCAAAGAGTAAGTGTAATATTAACTTCAAATCGAGTTAATAGTGTGATTACAAATTATGCAGAAGATTCAAGAATTAATAGTATTTCAAATGATCCAACGGCATTCCAATATATTTCAAAAGAAATTACTCTTGAAAATCCAGGAACATCGATTAAAATATTACTTAGTGCATATAATAATCTATATTCAGATATTCGTGCATTTTATGCAATCAGTGAAAATCAAAACTTCAATCCAATTTTTGTTCCATTTCCCGGATACGAAAATCTTGATAGTAGGGGACAAATAATCGATATTCAAAATAATAATGGTCATCCAGATGCTTTTGTTCCATTAACATCAAATACTGGATTTTCACCAACTGATGTTTCATTTGCCGAATATACATTTACTGCAGATCAATTACCGGCATTTAGATCGTATCGGATCAAAATCATTATGACTTCTACAAGTCAGGTATATGTTCCAAGATTGAAAGATCTGAGAGTAATTGCATTGGCATAATATGGAATATACAAAAGTTGAAGGGCATTCTCACCTTCTACGTGATTCAAAGACAAATTCAATTATTAATACAAATATGGTAGAATATCAAGAGTATTTAAATAGACGTAATGTAAAGGCAGATCAGAATCAAAAGATACAAAATCTAGAATCTGATGTTGCCAATATAAAAGATGATCTTAGTGAAATAAAATCTTTATTGAGGAATTTAGTCAATGAACCCAGATGAAATTAAACTTGAAAATTTAAGTAAAAATTTTGAATATTTTAAAATAAGCACAGAAATAGATAGTATTAGTGATATTGAAACTGCAAAAGATTTTGCAAAATGTTATTGTAAATTATATTTGAAGCAGCAAGAAGTTATTTCCTCTTTAGGTTCTATCAAATAATAACTGTAGATATAAAGACATTGCTATAAATATTTAAAAAGAGCAAAAAATAAATGGCACAACCATCATCAAGACAAAGTTTGATAGATTACTGCAAAAGAAAATTGGGAGCACCAGTTTTAGAAATTAACGTAGCAGATGAACAAATTGATGATTTGGTTGATGATGCCCTTCAATTTTTTAATGAAAGGCACTTTGACGGAGTAACTCAAATATATTTAAAGTATCAAATTACTCAAGGAGATATTGATCGTGGTAGAGCTCCTGCAGGAAATAGTACGACTGCGGGAATAGTTACCACGACAGCATCTGCAACTATAGTTGGAACCGCAACTACTTTTACATATCGAGAAAATAGTAATTATCTACAAATACCACCATCAATTATTGGAATTAATAAAATTTTTAAATTTGATGGATCTAATACTGCTACAAATAATATGTTTAGTGTAAAGTATCAATTATTTTTGAATGATATTTACTACTGGGGTTCAACTGAACTTTTATCATATGCAATGGTAAAAACTTATTTGGAAGATATTGATTTTCTTCTCAATACAGAAAAACAAATCAGATTCAATCAGAGAATGGATAGATTATATTTAGATATTGACTGGGCAAGTTTAAATGTTGGAGATTATTTGGTAATTGATTGTTGGAGACTATTAGATCCAAATGATTTTTCTAGAGTTTGGAATGATTCATTTTTAAAACCATATTTAACATCACTTATCAAACGTCAATGGGGACAGAATTTAATTAAGTTTCAAGGACTTAAATTGCCGGGTGGAGTTGAGTTGAATGGTAGACAAATTTATGATGATGCTCAAAAGGAAATTGATGTAATTATGGAAAAAATGTCAAATACTTATGAGTTGCCTCCTCTCGATATGATTGGATAATCAGATGCTAAATCCATTTTTTCTACAGGGATCTGCAAGTGAAAAAAACTTAATGCAAGATTTGATTAATGAATCAATTCAAATTTATGGTGTTGAAGTTCATTATTTGCCCAGAAAATATATTACAGAAAAGACAGTATTGAGAGAAGTTATTGAGTCAGTTTTTGATAATGCATATCCAATTGAAGCATATATTAGTAGTTATGATGGATATGGAGATAATCCTACAATACTTTCTAAATTTGGAATTCAAAATTTAAATGAATTGACTTTAGAAATTTCCAGAGAAAGATTTGAAACCTATATTTCACCATTAATAAAAAATTTGAGCAATATCAAATTATCAAATCGACCTAAAGAAGGAGATTTGATATATTTCCCTCTCGGGGATCGTTTATTTGAAATCAAATATGTAGAGCACGAAAAACCATTTTATCAATTACAAGGAAACTACACATATCAATTAACTTGTGAACTCTTTCAATATGAGGATGAGGTTATTGACACTGGAGTTAATGAAATTGATGATACTATTGGAGGATCTGATAATAATGATCCAGATAATTCTTTTGTTCCTATTGGACCAATTCAAACACTAACTCTTGTTGGAACTGGAGTAACTGCAACTGCAATAACAAACATTGTGTCTGGAGGAATTCGATTCTTTACCGTTACAAATAGAGGAGGTGGTTATTCAGGTGCTCCTAGAGTTGCAATATCATCTGCACCAGCAGGAGGAATGACTGGTATTGGATCTGCAACAATGATTGGAGGAATTGTTGTCTGCACTGATAATACAAATCCAAATTTAAAATCCGTTCAGTCAGTTGAGGTTATTAATTCTGGTTTTGGATATACTGTAGCACCAAAGGTTGCATTTTTTGGAGATGGTGTAGGAGCAGCAGCAACTTGTACGATTGGTGATGGTGTAGTTGGCATTATTACCATTACAAGTGGTGGTTCTGGATATGTATCCACACCTACGATTACATTTACGGGTATTTCAACCGTTTCTGCTGCTGCAACTGCCATAGTAAGTTCTGCAGGAACGATTACTCAAATTCGAATCACAAATGCAGGATTGGGATACACACTATCTCCTACAATTACAATTGGAAATCCATCATTAACCTCTACTGGAGACTTTATTTTTAATGAGGTTGTTATTGGATCTGCAAGTTCAACTACAGCAAGAGTCAAATCTTGGAATTCTATAACTAATATACTTGAAGTATCAAATGTCACCGGCACATTTGAAGTTGGGGAAAATATTGTAGGTGCTGCCTCAAGTGCTTCTCATAAACTTCGTTTGATTAATGTTTATCCACCAGATAATGGTTATTCTTCAAATAAAGAAATAGAGAATGAAGCAGATCAAATTATAGATTTTAGTGAAAGAAATCCGTTTGGTGTCCCATAAATTATCAGATGGTTAAATAGTACTATATGTTACTTATCATATGTTTGAGTATTTTTACCACCAAATCTTAAGAAAAACTGTTATTGCGTTTGGTTCTCTCTTTAATGATATTACAATTAAACACACAAATTCTGCAGATGAAATTGTAAGTGTTATAAAAGTTCCTCTTGCATATGGACCAACGCAAAAGTTTTTGGCAAGATTAGAACAGTCTCCAGATTTAAGCAATCCAATTCAAATTACATTACCAAGAATGTCTTTTGAGTTTACTGGATTGACATATGATACTGCAAGAAAATTAACTACGACTCAAACATTTTTATCAAAATCAGTTATTGACGGAACTGAAACTAAAAAAACTTATATGCCAGTTCCATATAATTTACAATTTGAACTGTCTATAATGTCAAAGTTGAACGACGATGCTCTTCAAATCATCGAACAAATTCTACCATATTTCCAACCATCTTATAATCTTACAGTTGAACTTGTTGATGAAATTAATGAAAAAAGAGATATTCCAATTATTCTTGAAAATGTCACGATGCAAGATGAGTACGAGGGAAATTTTGATAAGAGAAGAGTCTTAATTTATACTTTGAGATTTACTGCAAAGTTATATCTCTTTGGGCCAACTTCAACAGCAACAAAAGATATCGTCAAGAAAATATCTGTCAATTACATTACTGGAGATACCACAAACACTCCCAAAAGAGAAGTTGTATATTCTGCAGAACCGAGAGCTATCAAAAATTATACTGGCACTGTAATTACAAATATTACAAATGACATTACAACCGAAGATGTTTTAATTACTGTAAATAATGCATCTTCTATTTCTGTAAATACTTATCTTGATATTGAGGGTGAAGAAGTATATGTAAAATTGAAATCTGGTAATGTTCTTACTGTGGAAAGAGGAAAAGATGATACAACAATTACATCTCATCTTGCTGGTGCCCAGGTCAAATCAATCACAAGTGCGGATGATTTATTAATAGAAGAGGGGGATGATTTTGGATTTAGTGGGTCTACAACGTCACCATAATGACAGAGAAGAATGAATCAAAAAAATTTGATAAATTAAATGAAACTTTTAATGTTTCGGGAGAGGTGGTGGAAACTGAAATTATAAAAGAAACTCACGAAAATAAAATTGGTGAGATTTCGAATTCAATTCAAGATATTAAAAAAGATTATGAGTATACAAGAGGAAATTTATATTCTTTGATTGAGAAAGGTCAGGAAGCAATTAATGGAATTCTTCAGTTAGCTCAAGAAAGTGAGATGCCTCGTGCATATGAAGTTGCCGGACAATTAATTAAAAATGTAGCAGATGCAACCGATAAATTAATGGACCTACAAAAGAAACTCAAAAATATTGAGGAAGACAAACAACCTCGTGGACCAACAAATGTCACAAATGCATTATTTGTAGGGTCAACAGCAGAATTGTCAAAACTTTTAAAGAAACAATCTAAAAAAACTGAAGAATAATAAATATAAGATGACAGTTCTTATTTCTAATGAGTTGGTCCGACAAATACAAAAAATCAATTGACTGCAATAATCCTAAAGGATTTTCTCAGAAAGCTCATTGTGATGCTCGCAAAAAAAGAGCAAACGGCAAACCAACTAAATCGAAATCTCCTTTTAATGAGATGATGGAACATTGTGGATGTGAAGATGATGCAGTCAAAGAACTTGAGACTGGATTAAAAAAATTGAATAATACTTCTTATGATTCTATTGATAGACTTATGAGAAATATTATGAAAAAACATGATATGACCGCAAAACAACTTCATAATGCTTTTGTTGATAAGCACAATAAAACTCCCGATGATTGGATAAATGAAGGAACTCTTCATTTTTGGTATCATGGATCAAAATCAAAAAAAGGAAAACCGGGGTGGGTTCAACCAGATGGTTCTCCATGTGCAAATGAACCAGGAGAAACTAAAACACCTAAATGTTTTAGTAGTGGAAGATTAAGAGCATTAAAAAGAAAAGGTAAAAAAGGACTTGCTTTGATTAAATCAGCAGTTAGAAGAAAAAGAGAAAAAGATAAAGGGCAACAACAAAAAACTGGAGCATCGGCACCAACTAATGTTCCAACCTTTGCTAAAGGTAAAAAAGATAAAAATTACATTAAAGCAGAACCCGGAATTAAAGAAGCAATGGAACTCAACGAAGCACAAAAAGACAAACCAGGCAAAGGAAGTGGTAAAAAAGATGCCTGTTATACTAAAGTAAAATCAAGATATAGTGTTTGGCCAAGTGCATATGCATCGGGAGCACTTGTCAAATGTCGTAAAGTTGGTGCTGCAAATTGGGGAACAACGTCGGAGGCAACTATGCAAGAAGAAGAAAGATACTGTCCATTATGTGATAAAAAAGAATCAAGATCTGAATGTTCTTATGGTGGAAAGGCATGGGATAAAGTTTCTATTAAAGATCATGAATATTCAATGGCAAGATCTGAACTTAAAACTATTGCTAATGCTGTAAAAAGACTTCAAGCAAAGGTGGGTAGAGGCGAAGGAAATATTGAAGCCTGGGTACAATCTAAAATTACTAAAGCAGCAGATTATATTGATACTGCAGCAGATTATCTTGATAGTGGTGAAGTCAATAATGAAGAGATTGTTTATGAAGGTGATTTTTGGCATCCAGATCCAGAAATAGATAGAAGACTTGGTGGTCCTGGACCAAATCAACGTGCTCGTGAAGATTATCCTAAACCAAAATCAGATCCTAAGAAGTTACGTCCCGGTGAATCTTATATGGATTGGAATAAACGTCAAAGAGGTCTCAATAATTCTTATGAACCAGATGGTGAATTGATTGATGAGTCAACTCGTTTACAAGCAGAAACAGGAAACATTCTTGCTGTAATTTTGAACTGGAGGGGAAAGACATATTCAATCAGAATGTTCTTTCCACAAATTGGAATGCCCAGCAGGAAAGATGTTACAACAGAGATACAAAAAATTTATCCAGGTTCTCAAGTTCTTCAATATAAAGTTTCAACAATTGAACCTGGAATGCCACTAATTCAAGTTGTAAATTCAAAATCAAAAAACTATCTTCTTAATTCTAAAACAATTGGTGAGGAAGTTGAGATTGAAGAAGATTGGCAAAAAGTTAATCGTCAAGATAAAACTGATGGATTGAGTCAAGCAGCAGTGAATGCATATCGTCGTGAGAATCCAGGTTCAAAACTACAAACTGCAGTAACTGAAAAGAATCCTACTGGTAAAAGAGCAAAACGTCGTGCTTCATTTTGCCGTCGTATGAAAGGAATGAAGTCAAAACTTACTTCTGCAAAAACTGCACGAGATCCAGATTCAAGAATAAATAAAGCACTTCGTCGTTGGAACTGTAATTAATATATGAGTGCTGACGTTTATCTTGGTAATCCTTTACTTAAAAAGGCAAATACACCAATTGAATTTACAGAGGATCAAATTCTTGAATTTATCAAATGTAAAGAAGACCCTGTATTTTTTGCAAAAAATTATGTAAAAATTGTGACTTTGGACCATGGTTTACAACCATTTAAAATGTATCCATTTCAAGAAAAACTTGTTGAAAGGTTTCATAAACATCGATTTAATATATGTAAGATGCCGAGACAGACCGGTAAGAGCACTACTGTCGTATCATATCTTCTTCATTATGCAGTATTTAATGATAATGTAAACATAGGTATTCTTGCAAACAAGGCAGCAACAGCAAGAGAACTCTTAGATAGATTACAAACAGCATATGAAAATCTACCAAAATGGATGCAACAAGGAATTATCTCCTGGAACAAAGGTTCTCTGGAATTGGAAAATGGAAGTAAAATCTTGGCTGCTTCTACTTCTGCTTCTGCGGTTCGTGGTATGTCTTTTAATATTCTCTTTTTGGATGAATTTGCGTTCGTCCCAAATCATATTGCAGATTCATTTTTTGCGTCGGTTTATCCTACGATTACTGCGGGTAAAAATACAAAAGTCATCATAGTTTCAACACCACATGGTATGAATCATTTCTACCGTATGTGGCACGATGCTGAAAAAGGAAAGAATGAATATATTTTTACAGATGTTCACTGGAGTGAAGTTCCTGGTAGAGATTCTGCCTGGAAGGCACAGACAATTGCTAACACAAGTGAGCAACAATTCAAAGTTGAATTCGAGTGTGAGTTTCTTGGTTCAGTTGATACTTTGATTGCACCAAGCAAACTCAGATCACTCGTCTATGAGCATCCTAAGACCCGCAATGCTGGTTTAGATGTTTATGTGGATGCGAATGAGGAATGTGATTACGTCATCACTG